GTTTGGTCTTCTGGTTTCATATAAATAGTTAGTGAAGGATTCTTTGGCTCAGAAGATAATGATAAAATTTCTTCAATTCTAGGAACACCACGTGTCACGTTGGATTTACTTGATACACCGGCAAAATGGAAAGTGTTCAGTGTCATTTGTGTAGTCGGCTCTCCAATGCTCTGCGCCGCAATCATTCCTACCATCTCACCGGGTGCAACAACTGCGCGCTTGTAATTCACTACGATATTTTCTAATAGAATAGTTAACGCCGCGCGATTAAAACGTTTTACAATCAACAATTCTTTTGGAGAAAGGTTGTAGTAGTATAAAGTCTTGAACAGTAAAGTGGGGGGAGCACAACGGATTTTCTCAAGATTAGAGTAAGTTTCTTCAATCATTTCAAATGCTTCCAAAGGAGTAATATCTACAATAGAGTTGGCATTAATCAGTTGTTGTCCTTGAACATTGTTAATTAAATGTGCGAATGCAACTGGAGTACTGACAACACTGTCTCCTTTGTTCTTGAAAATTTTCTTGACAATTGCGTCACGTTGTTCAATCATAAAATCGGTATAAAACTTGCATTTTTGATTCGTTTCCTCCATTTGTTTCTTGTAACGAGTCATTACATTTTTCAAGAAGAAGGTGGATAATGTTTTGATTTTATCTTTTTCATCTGGAATATTAAAGTGAGCATAAATATCTTGAATACTCATACTGACTAATGGGATTGGTTGATTCTCTACTTTCACTGGGTCAATGTTGTCATCACCATACGAGAACTGTACGAGTTTTCCTTTGTTGGTTCTCACTGTCATATCGTAACTGACCATTAAATCCTCAAGACCTTTAATCAATCTTCTTTGGATATAACCTGTGGATGATGTTTTCACAGCTGTATCAATCAAACCAACACGACCACCCATTGCGTGGAAGAATAATTCTTGTGGTGAAAGTCCGTTAATGTATGAACTTTCAACGAATCCACGTGCACTTGGAGTATCGTCAAACTTGGTGAAATGTGGTAATGTTCTGTGTTCAAAACCGTAAGGAATACGTTTTCCATCTACGTTCTGTTGACCTAAACAAGAAATCATCTGGGAAATATTCAAATCACTACCCTTGGAACCCGCATTCACCATAATAACGAAGCGGTTTTCTTTATCCAATGATTTCAAACCAATCTTACCCGCTTCCGAAGATGCTTGATTCAGTATATTGTTCACTTGTGTCTCAAATTCTTCTTGATTCGTTTTACCAGTATTGTTCTCAAACACTCCGATTTGGGTCTGGTCAATTAAACTCTTTACATCATTCTTCTTCTCACTAATGACTTTAATAATTGCTTGGTTGGTCTTTTCGTCTGAAATCAAATCACTTATTCCAACACTGTAGGAACTTGATTTCATATACTCCGTAATAATATTCTGTAAATCGTCTATGAAATTGGCTGAAGCGAAATTACCAAAATCATTACAGATACGATGGATTAAACCTTTGGAACCAGCGCCCAAAATATCTTTCTCCATATGACCACGAATATATTGTCCGTTTCTTATTTCCAAGACATTATTTGACGTCTTGGAATCCTCTTTTTCACCAAACAATTTGGTCTTAAACCCTAGCGTTAGTGGTGGCAATATCTGTGACAATATATCAAAATTTGTAATCACATTTCCCTTCTCCAACAACGCATTCTCATTCACTCGTTGGAACATCATAAGTATATTCATCGCTTCACGTGGTGTAAATTTTATATTTTCTCTTGTGAAACGATTGGAACCAAGCATAGAATCTTGGAAGATTCCGATAATTGGTTTGTTATTTGCCGGACTGATTATCTGATAAGGCACCGCTGCCAAATTCTTTAACTCTGCGTCCGACTCCGCATCTTGCGGCATATGAAGATTCATCTCCACCGGTTGGAAATGCCCCAAAGTTTCCCAAGGGGGTAGACTATACCTTAAGCCTTATTGGGTTGATTAAACCTTCATTTAAGACCCATAACCGTCTAGTCGTTGAACCTTCCCCATTGCTCTATCATAACGAGTTTAGGGGCTTGGCTGCGGATTGCCCAATCCTTCACATTTTTACCTTTGTGGACGACTATTAATCGTGTTCCTCACAAACGTTTCCGTAAGTGAGTGGTAGTGAAGGCTCTAAGGTGGTTTCCCGCAATTTGGTTATGTTGCTAATTGATTTTTTAAATTATTTATAAATTCTATCGCACATTTTTTACTTTCATCTAAAGAAATATGAACCCCACCGAAATCTGCTTTTATTCTATTTATGTATACATACCATCCATACTGTTCATTGTTTCTTTTTAAAGGTTTTATATATTTTTCAATATCATCATCAATTTTTGTAATGACTTTAAAACGTTCATATTTTTTATCTTTAAAATAACTTATTACACCATTTGAAACACGTTTTTTGCTTTCGTCACTATGAGTAAATACACTTCCTCCATTTTTTAGATTATAACCATTTGGAAATAAACTATTTAACTCTTTTATGTAGTGTATTTCACGTTCATCTGCATCTTCAATAGCACAACATTCAATTAATTCTACGCTAAAATCATCAACACCATATTTTCTTATGGCATTATTTAAATAGTGAGACTGATTTTTTTTTGTTGAAAATGCTTCTGATATGTGACATCTGAATCTCCTTTCGTGTCCATATGGTCTATACCTTTTGTGATTCAATATATGAGAAACTGCTTGTCCTACATATATTTTACCCGTAGTATGGTTTATTATTTTGTATATTTCGCAGTATCTTTCGGTTGGGTCGTCTAAAATATCTTTTGACAGTTCTAAATGTTTTGATAGTTCCATTTATATATAATTAATAAAATTATATTTATATTATTATTTAAATCAATTAACTAGAGAGTAACACGCTTTTCACGCTCTCTGTTGGGGACAAGATGAATTTTATCCCCGTCGAAGTCGGCATTGTACGGTTTTGTGTCCGCGACATTCATTCTAAAGGTGTCACCGCGCTTCATAATGCGTGCAATGTGACACATCATACTCATTCTGTGTAAAGTAGGTTGTCTATTAAACAAGATTGGGTCACCATCCATCATATGACGATGTACGATGTCACCATTCTCAAGAACGATAGATTTTCTATCAACATATCGTAGAGTAATAGAGTCGCCATTTTTCTTTTCTAATATTTTTGCTCCGGGATGAACATCGGGTCCATTTTGGACGAGTTTCATCAAGAACGCACGATTTACGTTATTGACGACGACTGGTTTGGTAATATTTTTCGCAATTTTCATCGGAACACCGAGTTCTCTAATGGAAATATTTGGGTCAGCAGTAATAACGGAACGAGCACTAAAATCAACACGTTTCGCCATAAGATTGCCTCTCATACGACCACCTTTACCATTCAATCTGTCTTTAATGGATTTCAAAGGACGTCCGGAACGCTGTGCAACGGAAGCGATTCCGGGTATTTTATTATCCACTTGGGTAGCAGTGTAATATTGCAAAACAGTTGTCCAATCATCAATAATATTCGCCGGAGCATTATTTTGTATTTTTTCTTGTAGAGTTTTGTTTGTTTTTATGATATTTACTAAAATATGACTCAAATCGTCTTCACTACGTTGTTGCGCATCGTGTTTCACAGAAGGTCTCACCGCGGGCGGAGGAACAGCCATTACTTGACAAACCATCCAGTCTGGACGAGACCAAATAGGACTGAATCCCATAAAGGAAACGTCTTCGTCCGAGATTCTCTTGAAAATTTTCAAGACCATTTCTGGTGACAATTTAATCACCATATTTTCGTTGGCTTCTCCTTCTTCGGAAGATTCGGATTTCCATTCTGCGAAAATAGTTGCTAAACCTTCTTTACGAATTTTATTTGCTTGTAAACAACCACAACCGTCTTCAGTGTCTTCACCACATCTTTTCATTTTACTTGCTAAACCGAATACGTATTTCCAACGCGCGTCGCCAGTTAATTTCAAGGCTTGTTTATATTTTTCTTTACTGACGAGAAGTTTGCTACACTTGAAACAGACACAACGTAAAACTTTCAAAACAGTGTTTAAATATTGAATGTAAAATACGGGTCTAGCTAATTCAATGTGACCAAAATAACCGGGAGTTTGCATATAGTCAAGACCATCTGTAGGGCAAATAAGTCCCGGCTCTAAAACACCCATACGAGGGTCAAATAGTCCACCGATAATTGGTTTATTGTTCACATAAGTATCTCTTGATGTAATCTCTGCAACGGAACCCTTACGGATTTCTTCGGGAGATAAGATACTAAATTGGATGCCAATAATCTTGGAACTGTTAAATTGGGTTGTAACTTTGCTTTTAGCAGACATCTTAATATATTACTATAAATATATTTAGATTGTTTAAAAATCAATTTTATTATTAATTAATTTTTAAATGATTTTAATTAATATATTTTTTTGGGTGACTTTTTACGAGTTTTATTTTTACACTGGTGGTTGATTTTTATATATGTTTTCAATTTCTTCATTATTAAAAATTTCGTGAATGATATCATCAGAATTAGGTTCATCGTGGTCGTGCATTCTTCTATGTCTAAATGCCCAAACATCATTACAATCTTCAGTAAGAGGGGTTCTACATATTGGACACTTTTTTTGCGATTCATTTGGATATTGGCAAATACGAAGAACACAATTATTATGGAAAATATGACCACACTCAGCTCTATATATTGCTTGTTCTACTTGCTCTGGAGTGGAGTCTGGTTCGGGAATAAAAGACCTAAGACAAATTGGACACCTTGGATTTTCAACAACTTCTTCACTTGTTTTACTTAACCAGTGTCCTCCTCCTATTTGTTTTTTATTACGATTTCTAGTTGACTTTCTTTTTCTAAACGTTTTTTTAGGTTTTCTTTTATTAATAGTTTTTTTGTTTTTTCTCGTATATTTTTTGTATCTGCGTTTTTTACAGTCGTTCATTATATAATATATATATTTTAAATATTCGTGCACGTTTTTTTGCGAAATTTTTGTGAAAGATAATTTAGTAATTTTGTTATAAATAAAAAAATTGATTTAAAAAATTGGAAATACAAAGATTATATAATTACTTATTATAAACAATGACCAAAGATACCAAAGTTAAGAATTGTGCTAAAAAAGATACTTTATCCAAAAAAAGTAAAAAGAGAGAAGAAATGAATCGTCGTAGAAAAGCAAATGAAAACTCAGATGATGACTGTGACAGTTTTATTGAAAGTGACGAAGAAGAAGAGGAAATGGATACTCAAGAGTACCGTAAATTTATTTCAAAGATATTCCCTTCAAAATATATTTCAAAAAAAATAAATGACGGAAAAAAATTAAAAAAATTATTGGATGATGTTTCAAATGAAGATGAGTCCGAAGAGGAAGATGATGAAGAAGAGGAAGAAGAAAAACCAAAGAAAAAATTATCAACATCCAAGTCAAAAACAAATTTGAAAAAATTTAAACCATCCAAGAAACCAATGAAAAAACAAGTGAAAAAATCTAAGAAAGTTGTGAAGGAAGATTCTGAATCAGAAGATATTGAAGAATCCGAAGAAGATGATGATGATGAAGATTCAGAAGATGAAGAAGAAGAAGAATATGAAATCTCCGGAGGTAAAAATTCTGGAAAGTTCAACATTATATTTACAATCGGTGGTCAAGGTAATGAAGATGAAGATGAATGGGATGATTATGATTCAGAAGAAGACGAAGATTATGATTCTCAAGAAGAAACTGAAAATGAAGATGAAAGTGTTTCATCGGATTCTTCATCGGACGATGATGAAGATGATGAAGAGGATGAAGAAGAAGAGGAAGAAATTATAACCAAAAAATCAAAAAAATACACAACCCGTTCTTCTGAAAAGAAATCAACCAAGTCAAAAGGAGAAGAAAAGAAGGACAAAATTCTTGCAATTACAGATGGAAAGGAAGAAAACATTGTGATTGAAGAAAATGCTCCCGAAAAGGAATCATTCTACGATGATATTTTGAAAAATTTGAAAGATTTACAAGGTAAAAACAAAAACAACAAAGCAATTGCAGATTGTATTGAAACTTACGAGAAAAGTGTGAAAGAAAGTAAGAAAAAAACGGAAAAGAAACAAAAGAAACAAAAGGAGAAAAATGTTCGTATATTCAAACGCGTTCTTCGTGACAAGAATAAAAATAATGATTTTGAATTCTTTGAGAAACTAGAAATTGAGGAACAAAAGAAAATCATCAAAGAAGTTCGTGAAATCAATAAAATAAGTCGTATTGAAAAACCATATCGAATGACATTGTTAGAATCAGACATTCCGGCGATATTCAAAGCATCTGCGATGAAAAAGATTTCAAACCTTCGCTATATGGAACCCGGAAGTGGTGAATACTATAAAGTCAAAAACTGGGTTGATACTTTTATGCAAATTCCATTCGGTAAATACAACACATTACCAGTAAATATTAGTGATGGTGTTGATAAGTGTCACGAATTTATGGAACAAGCCCAAAAGACTTTAGACGATGCAGTTTATGGTTTGAATGATGCAAAGATGCAAATTATGCAAATGTTAGGACAACTTGTTACCAATCCTCAAGCAATCGGAACTGCTATTGCTATTAAGGGACCAATGGGTACAGGTAAAACGAGTTTGGTCAAGGAAGGTATTAGTAAAATTTTGAATCGTCCGTTCTCATTCATTGCACTAGGAGGTGCAACAGATAGTAGTTTCTTAGAAGGTCACTCTTATACTTATGAAGGCAGTGTTTGGGGCAAGATAGTTCAAATCATTATTGACAGTAAGTGTATGAATCCGGTTATATATTTTGATGAGTTGGATAAAATTAGTGATACACCAAAAGGTGAAGAAATTGCCGGAATATTAACACATTTAACGGATACGTCTCAAAATTCGCAGTTCCACGACAAGTATTTTGCCGAGATAGATTTTGATTTGAGTAAATGTTTGTTCATATTCAGTTACAACGACGAGTCAAAAGTAAATCCAATCTTGCGTGACCGTATGTATAAAATTCAAACGAAGGGATATGACAAGAAGGAAAAGACGATTATTT